TCATTCGTTAGATACTTAGACCTATCAATTTTAAACAATGAACCATCTAACAAATTAGGTAAACTATTATTGAGTTTACCATAAGATGACATTCCCATAACTTTACCAGCATCTAATGAATTTAATCCAAAATAGTCGCTGATCCCTTCAAACATCCACCCAGAACTACAGTAGTCATCGGAAGAATATCTTTTATACAATAAAGTTATTTTAGCTGGATATTCTATATGATAGATCGACTCAATTTCTTGTTGCGTCTTTTCTTGATTCCAAGAACCATTACCATCAACAATAACACACAACGAACTTTCAAATCCAGAATTATAAAAAGCACAGGCAGCATGCTGCTCATGATGATTGTGGTCAGAAACAACCCAATTGAATGGTTTCTTTAGTGTTTTACTTAAAACAGTCGCATAATAATCTAAAGTTGATCCTGAAACTAATTGAGAATCTAAAGAGAATCCAGCAACACAGAGTTCATCAATATGATCAGTATAGTCATAAATTTTGTTGAGTGCTAAAAATGGATTTGAGTCTGCTTTGAATCTGGAATGTCTTTCCTCTTCTGAGTGAAAAACGATTTCACCATCTTTTAGTAAACACACAGAACTATTGTGTTGTCTATTAAGACCAACTATCCACATAACAAACCCTACCTCATAAAGTAACTATTATACATTATATTTGTTTACAAGGCAAATTTATTTTTGTAGTCTAATCTTAATTTCTTAAAGCCACCAATCCAGTTGTCTCGTTTCTCGATAAACCATCTTGGATCATCACTATCAACTGCCATAATAATTACAAGTCTACCAATAGGTATTCCTGTTCGTTCTTCAAATGCTACTGCATATGCTGCAGTTTGCATAAAGTAATTATGAATATCATCACGATCTTTTGGTTTGCTGGATGTCTTAAAATCTATGACAGACAGTTTACCTTGGAACTCTGCGATACAGTCAACTGTGCCAGCGACTTGTAAATGGTCAGACCATAACGGAGTCTCCAAGCAGTGGATGTTGTCGATTTGGTCGAGGAGTGGTCTGATTGAGTTGAACATCTCTGCATCAAACATATCTGGCTCAACATGCTCTCCAAGGAGAAAGTCTTCGCAGTGTTGGTGAATTCTTGTGCCTCTTGCACTGGCTCTTCCAGAGATTCGGTTGGCTTCTGCTTCTCCGACTCTTTTTCGCCATTCCATGATTCCCTTTGCTGAGTGCAATCCTGTAACTGTCGTAACGGAGGGATAGGATTTACCCGATGGGGTTTTGTATAACCTTGTACCATCAGGTTTCGTGTCTCGTTCAAGTTTACCGAAATCATGGCGAATAAAGTTTCTTACTTTAGACTGAGAAACTGCTTCCACATCCGCAGGTTGATTTGGCATTTGGGTTTGATATAACAAATTGAGATCCTTTTAATTTATCACTAGTAAAATCTATAGTAGCGTTTTCAAAATACTGCATACTCATTGCATCCACTACAAGATTGTCAATAACGAAGTCATCTTCTTCTTTGTTCTCTTCAATAGTAAATCCATAATTAAAACCAGAGCATCCACCTCCAGAGATAAATGCTCTTACATATTTTCCATTCGGTTCATCCATTAGGATCTCATCGAGTTGTTTCTTTGCTGTTTCTGTTACGGTAATCATGAGCATGAACACTTTAGTTGATAGTCGTGGATTGCTGCACGAATTGCATCTTCTGCAAGTATTGAGCAATGAATTTTAACTGGTGGCAGAGCAAGTTCTTCTGCAATGGCAGAATTTTTAATCTCCATTGCTTGGTCCAAAGTTTTACCTTTGACCCATTCAGTGACAAGTGAACTAGAAGCAATTGCTGAGCCACATCCGTATGTTTTAAATTTTGCATCGGTGATTATTCCATCTTCAACTTTAATTTGAAGTTTCATCACATCACCACATGCAGGTGCACCAACCATTCCAGTACCGACTGTTAGATCGTTTTTATCTAAAGAACCCACATTTCTTGGATTCTCGTAGTGATCAAGAACTTTGTCGGAGTAAGCCATTACTTTTTAGCGATCAGTGTTTGAATTTTTTCTTGTATAATCTTAGCCCAGAAAGGTTGTGGAAAATTCCATCCAACAAATGCACCAAGTGCCACCCAAAATAGAGTATCTAACATTTTAATTTCTCCTAGTTATGTGAGTAAATGTATTGCTTCATTATAATGTTTAATTCTGTCTTCAAGACCAATATAACCACCATTGATTTTCTTGGTCATTAGTTTAATGTCACCAGCGTCTGCTTGAACATTTAACTTGTTTTTATTCCAGAACCAAATTGCTGACATCAATGCGAAGTCACGATCGCTCGTAACCCAATCTGGATTGTCAAATAGATTTTCCCAGTCTTCAAACATGTCTTTGGCAAATGCTCTGTAGTTATCTTTTCCAGTCAACTGGATTGGTCCACGACCACGATACTTATATCCATCACCTGATGATTCTGGTCCATTACCCATGCGACCACCATACACTTTATTGGCAATCATCTCTGGCTTGCGTGCGTAAGGTTGTGCTGATTCAAGTGTAGGGAAATACTTCTTGAAGATACCATTCAATCCTTGTGCGGAATAGTTTAGGTTTTCTTCGAATACTGTCCAACCACCAGACTCATGACCACACTGAGCAAGGAATGCTGCAATACGATGTGGTGTGTTGATATCATATGTTGGGAATACATTATTCATCGACTCTACCCAAGATGCTGGATCTTGTGCACGAGGAAATAAATGTTTAAATTGTTCTGCTGTAATCATTTGTTCTCCATATCTTCTATCTTTAATTTGGCAAGAATATAATCCTTAACCAAAGATGATCGAACGATATCGTCAGGAGTGAATTCAATCTTAGTGAAAGCACTCATATGCAAAGCAATATCAAAGAATTTCAGAATGCCAGACATATCGTTTCTTTTCTTATTTAGATCAGTCTGACGGTAATCTCCGCACCAGATAATCTTTGACATATGACCAACACGAGTCATAACTGTGTCAATTTCTTCGAATGTTAAATTCTGCATTTCATCAACGAGGATGATTGCATTATCAAAAGACATACCACGAATAAACGAAGTAGAGATAAACTCAATGTGGTGCTGTTCTGCTAATCTATCCCATGCATCTTTGCGACCAAACAAGGTCTCACAGATTTGGCGATATGGTTGTTGATAGATTTCCATCTTCTCATTTACATCTCCTGGAAGATGACCAATTTCACGAGATTGAACTGCAGAGCGAACTACAATAATCTTGCTGAATGGATTTGCTTTGTCAAGGACTTCTTCAATTGCTTTATAGAGAGCAATGAATGTTTTACCTGTTCCAGCGACACCATGAAGTGCCACAAAATAATCACCACGCTTGTATGCGTCAAAGAATTTCTTCTGATTGTCTGTTAATGGCTGGAATGTCTTTAAGTTGTCTAGTCTAATTCTTAATTGATTACTGGCAATGGGTTTCGTGTCACGCTCTTCATTATGATTAATGTCTATTACTTTTTTAGCAGCTGATGTGCGAGCCATTGATGATTCCTTAAATTTGGGATGATGTTTTATCTAATTGACTTCCTGGAGTTAGAGAATGAATTCTTTGTAGTACCTCCTTAAAACCTGTATCTTTTTTAATGGTGATATGATCCCCAGCAAATGCAGGTGCACTTGTGATAATAGATTCTAATTGGGGATTGTCTAGTAGATATTGCTCTCGAGAAGCAATGCGCATGATCTCATCGTGTATTTCGCCTGTTTCTCTATTTCTAAAACTATATGTTGGCATAATTTCTCCTCACAACTCTATTTAGTGGCGGATATCTTTCTATTACAGTAAATATTGCCTGCAACGGAGATTCTGTATTCATCAGATGTAAAAAACGGATAAACACAGTGCATTAATTTGGAAGGGAACAACATCATCGTGTTTTCGTAACTTTCGTCAACTGGAACATAGTGATTACTGATGCCACCAAGAATTCCAGTGTAAGAAAACTGAAAATGACCTGGAACATTGTTATTTGAGTTGATTCCTGGAGATGCAGCCAACTCATCTCTCATTTTAAATGGAACTTTCGTGTAAATAACAAAAGACATGAACCCATCATGATTATGTAGTGGATTAAACTCATTCTTTGCTTGAAAATTAACCCAAAGAGAGTTTAAACTGAAATCTACTTCTTCTCTTGTGAGAAATGAGTCTTTAAGGAAGTTAAAAAACTCAGCATACTCTTCAACATGCGGTAAAATCAGCTTTTCTGCGTGTGCCATTGATTTTGGCAGTGCAAATTCTCTTTTTAGGTTGCCACTGAGACGAGTATTCCACTGTTGTGGTTGATGCATGTCAAAGTCTGCTTGAATTTCATCAATCTCATCACGAATTGGTTGTAATTCTTTGTTCGTGAAGACATGCTCAATAAATCCGTAGTTATTAAATGTATTTAAACTCATTATGCGGGAACCATCCTAAATTTTATTCTATCGTTTTGTTTTTGATACACTGCTTTGTGATTTCTATCTTTCCACTCACAAACATACCACTCTGGAATTGGTCTATTCGTCCAAACAGCAAATGGTTGCTTATCATTAATGTAATAATTGTGATATGCTTGAATAGAATTCGTTGGAACTTTATAATCTTCAGGCATACACTGTGGCATTGGAGTCATATCTCCATTTTTTATATTAGTCGGTAAAATATCAAGGAAAGGAATTAATCTTTCCGCAACATGATGCTTACCATAACGAAAAGTATATTCTTGCATGAGATCTCGCCAGAGAGAATACAACCACATATAGTTGGCAGATGTCTCACGACACCAAATACCAGATGGATGTTTCATATGTGATGCCAGATACAAATTATCTTCACGAGAATCATCTAGTTTCCATCGCATTGCTTTGCGACCTGAAATAGACTTGCCTTCATACTCATAACCATCGAGTAAACGATGAGCAGTAGAAAGAAGTTGTGCATATTCTAGAATCATCTTAACGACATGTTTGTCAAGATGTTGCCTTGCACATTCTGTAGTATTTTCGTGTAGATAGAAAATGTTCATAGTACAAGCATCCGAATTAATCCAAAAGTATCTATAGCAGTGAGCAAGATGTAGTTAGCCAACATGCCAAATGATTTCCTAGTATAAGCAGCCCAAGCATAAAGAGCACAGCCACTAATCCAGACAGGATATAATAAAAGTAGAGGAGGATTGGGAACTGTGACTGCCATCGTAATACTACAACCAATAGAAATAGCCCAAGCGAGCAACTCAATAGCAAACCTAAAGGGATTAGAATTCCAGTCATCTTTTATCCATTGTAATGTTGGTCCAAAAATATCAGGCATACGATCCCATAGAATCCCATCCAAACTTTAATGCGTGCAATCCATTGATACCACGAATGGTATCATGAATTTGTTGGATAGACTCAGTAGATTTTGTGTGAAGGATACCATGACCACCTTTAACATTGAATGGGTTGATGCATCCTGGAGAATCATCAACTAAAATTGCTCTATCATGAGCAAATTTTGATTTTTCTTCTTTGGATCGAACAAAATTGGCTTTGTATGGAATGTTCCACTTGTCTAACCACTTTTGTTTTTGTGATTTTGCAGCATTTCCTTGCTGGACATCAAAAGTACCCATTGAAGTCAGAATTTCAATGTTGATTTTATCAAGTTTACTGACATAAGTCAACAATTCTTGCGTATCTGGCATAAATTCCAGATCTTCGAAGATGTGATAGTCCATAACAGCTGCACGGAATCGTTTTCCGTCAGTTGCATGTGTGCGTAAAGAGCGATATGCCTTGTCAAAGTTGCAAAGCACACCATCCATATCTAAGTATAATGTAATCATAATGTAATTATACCTCAAAACTCAATTTAAGGCAACTTCTTTTTTGTGAATTTGGATAAATCAGGCTCTTTCCAGCCTTCTGGCTTCAAAATCTTACCATCTTCTCGTCTTGTAACCTTGCGAGTGACTGGATCAACCTTCGCCATGTTGCTTCGAAGCACTTCATCCCATGCACCTTGCACATCATAACCCTTCATGTGACAAAACCCAAGCGTAACCCAGATTAAATCCATGCATCCATCAAGCATTTCGGTCTCATCACGATTCCAATGCGCATCAATGAACTCTTTGAACTCTTCTTCCATGAGAGATTTATATAATGCTGCATTCTCAGGTGATGGTTTCTGATCACATGCTTGTTGAAACATTAAAACATCAAGTGGCATTCCCATTATTTGTTCCTTTCGGTATCAAAAAAGTGTTGCGAGTGCTCATGTGGTCCAAATGTTTTGGGTGACGGAGGTTCAAATGGCCAATTGTTACTTGGTAAATCCATGGTATCATACATTTCTCCAACATTTGGAGGATCGTATGTCTCTTGAAAATCGTCATCATCCCATTCTGGTTCAGCAAAGTCATTGACAAAGTCAAGATTACCATCAAAGAAGAATCCTACTCCACGAAGGAACAATTCTACTTCAGATAAAACTTCTGGCAATGCATCTACTTCAAACTCACGAGTGGTCTTTGAACCATCCCATTTATCTTCAGCTATTAAAGTATATTTCATTAGTCGTGCTCCTGTAGTGACCATTTCAATTGTTTAATTTCATATTTTAGTTCTGAGTTTTCATACTCAAGATCGTTGATTCGCTGCATCAACTCAAGAATTGCTTCTTCTTTATCATTCAGTGGGATTAGTTGGTGGTTCATTTTCTTTTCTCTTTATTGACCAAGTGCCATTTTTATTATCTATCCACTCGAGTGTATCGCCAATTTTCCAACCAGCACTCTCCATGATCTCATCAGTAAGAGGAAGAACTAAATCTCCACTCCCATCGTCTGCTGTTTCAACTGTAATTGTCCAGTGTGTGGGTTTACTCATAGTTAATCTCCAACCAATTAGTTGATTCAGGCAGAATCTCAATAATGATTCCATTCTTTTCTGCATTATCAATCATGTTCTGAAGAACACTACGACCATACATGTTCGTACCATAAGTTGCTTTGTGACAAGCATAGGTGGAGCCACTGCTTCCGTCAAACATGAAGCAATGACCCTCTTCATACGCTCTCGTAATACCACTGTTTAGTTTCCAAGAATCTGATCCTGCATAACCACCAAACCAACAAGCAAACACTTTATGGATTGGTGGAGTATCTGGTCCAGTGATCTTAACAATCAACCATTTGTCTGGATTGTAATCACTCATACTAAACCTCTACAAATTTAAGTTCGAAACGATCTGCACGATCTTCGTAGTTGATGTAACCACGAGGATTACAAACAACACGACAACTAACAAGCATGTAATCAAAGTCTTCATGAGTGTGACCATGAGTCCAGAGTTTAATTCCTGGACGATCCATAATGAATTGATCCAAACGAGAATTGTATGCACCATTCATCAATTGATCATGCTTGTAACGAGGATGCTCGGAATTCTTGCTTGGAGCATGATGTCCAACCACAACAGTCGTCATCCATGGAGGAGTAGCTTCATAGGTATCCTCGATAAACTTCAACATGGCTTTGTGGTCTTCCACTGCATCCTGCGGAGACAAATATGCTTCACGAGTCTTGAAGACGGCATGATACATACCAGCACCATTTTCATGTTTCTTATGTTCACCATTCTCGTCAAGAGTTGGTTCCTCTGTTCTGAAGTTTACAGTCCGTAGACTGTTCTTGCAGATCTGAAAGTCATTCATGCGACGAGAAACATGATTCATGGTCATCTCATCTTCACCATTCATATCAGTCCAAAGAGTGCCACCGATAAAACGATGATCACCATGATCCCAAAACTCTTTATCAAGAACATGAATGTTCTCTAGATGCTTTAGTGCATCTTTCAGATAGCCGATAGAAGTAGCAAAGTCACCATGGTAATGCTCGTGATTACCCATAACATAAACCACATGAGGAAAGTTACGAGAGCAAGCAGTAAAAAACTCAAGATACCTATCAGTTTTAGCAGAAGATAAAATACTATCGGTAACCCTAAGGTCAACAGCAGTACAAATATCACCAGATAAAATAAGAACTTCAGCATTCTGTGTGTTCTGTAGATCCAGTTGTCCGAATTCTAGATGGACATCTGAGCATATTGCGATTTTCATTAGTGTACCTTTTCATTTTTCTGCATCGGAGGATCCCGACTAATACTACTGAGTAGTTTTAAAAAGTCTTCAGTGGATCCTGCTTCTTTGTTTAGAACCATTGCTCGAGCCAGCAATACTGCTGCAAGAGATAATGGGGTTACTTCATACTTTACTAAGAGTGTGGGCAAATAACTGTCAACACCTCGTGATATTTCAATTAGGTTTTCATCATTTAGCATTTTGTTCTTTCTTATATGGATTGTCTGGATTCCTTGCTTGAAACTTTGGAATCTCAGTCATACAGTACTGCTCACCTCTTAGACCAATATAAAACTTACAGGGATTACCGATAAGATTATTGGAAGCACTATTGTCAATGTAGACATTCTCAACCTTCGTGAAGTGTCCACACCCTGTTATGCTTAGTCCCACTATTATGGGGATCCAAAATTTAGCCACCATAATAATCAATCAATAGTTCCATTGATGGAATTAAATTCACCATGGAGTTATGGTAATCTTCTGGATGAAGATATTTTCCTTCTTCAACATGAAGTCGAACCTCTTCTTTAAGATAACCAATGTGTTCCTTCAGAGATGCCACTACAATGCCATCTGCAACTTCAAAGGGAATTTCTAACTTAGCCACCATATACTCCATACCTTCTTATCAAAATTGTAATGAGTAATCCCACAGTCAGTTCAAGACCGATTAAACCAAGGATTATCCATAACCATATCATAATACTATTATACTCCAATCAATCTTGCAAGACAAGCATTAGTATGCAAGATGTATATACAATAAAATAAACAATAACACTATTACAATTGCATCTGCAGTTCTCATCTGGATACCTCCAATTTAGCGTCAGGGTTATCCCAGCAAGCATTACGATACTTATAAACAAAATCACAAAGACCATCATACGAACCCCATCCGTTCTCTGGATTATATCTCTTATATTTCTCTGGGTCGGAAAGCAAAATATTCCATCCAATATCGAGATAATCACTAATCTCAGATGCCTTCGCAAAACCATGCTCGTCTGGTCTCCATAGTATATTATAGAGGGTCAGCGATTTTTCCTCATCAACCATAACAGCAGATGCCATCTTACCGAGATTGTGAGTAATATTATCATCATAAACCGATACTGGCTTAGTAATCATCAGATATACATCAAGACTCATCTTTTAATCCATCCATGATATACTTACTAAGATTCGGTTCAGTACGAGTCTGTCCAAATTTGTTGATACACTCTTCAACAATCAATTGAGTGTATGCTTCTAAACTTCTATTCCACTTGACTCGATCTGTGCCTAGACCAAAAATGTCTAGACCTGCACGAGAAGCCATTCGATCAATCTTTTTCATTTTTAATATCCTTCTTCTGTGCCTGTCTTTCAGACTTCCAAAACACTCTCTTCCAGTCTCTTAGGTGTTTCCACCATTGGGGAGGAGATGTAAGATTACCCTTCTTTACATTCGCCATATCCATACCTTATAAAATAATAGGGTAACACTACAAACCCTCCGACCATTAGCATAGTAAGAAAGAATACAAAGGAGATTACCTCCAGTGGGGTCATGATCCATCTTACAATCTCATTCATATCTTTGTTCCAAACTCGATGAGTAATATTATTACCATTGCGATTAGACTAGTCATTCTTCTTCCTGTAGGTCAGAGTACAACCATTCCAAGTACATGAGTGCTTTCTCTAGATAGTGTCGCTGGTCTTCGGATCCATTCGTTTCAATGGCTTCCTTAATGTCGTATAGACAGTTCTCGCAGTGACCCACAGTAGAAGCCATCTCGTTTGATTTAATCATTTTTAAATTGCTCCATCCATGCCATTAGAAACTCTCTTGCTTCCTGCTTAGAGAAGTCGAATCGATCTCTTAGAAAAGCACCTGCTCCATACATATTAGTCATACCCGACTCTCGTAGTGCATTGAGATATTGAAATACCTCTTGTTCGTTTGATTTAATCATATATGCAACCTTTCAGAGTGAAAATTTTCTCGGGGAATTTTTTGCAAACAATGGAATTCAATCCTTGCAACCCTCCTACAGATATAATTATACCCTAATATCGAATTAAAGACAAGGGGTATCTGCAATGGAGAGAGACGATGTGAATGATGTGGTGGGCTAAACCCTCCGCATAGCCCATCGGGTAGGAGTCCCTCAGTTATATTTTATGTCCCCTAATCCCTATACAGATTAACTCTGTTTCATCTTCTCAGTGCCGAAATACATCAGTGTTAGTCCTACTCCAGCCAGAGCCATTTGCAATAATACATTTGCTTCTGGATCTATGTCTAATGTACCAACAGCACCGAATACTATTAATAGTCCTACTATAAATCTAATCATACTCTTCTCCTTAAGCAGTTAACATGTATGTAGCAAGATCTTTCCATTCTTTGTTGCTGGCACGAATCTTGGCAACAGCAATCAGAGTACGGAGGGAGATCTCGGAGCACTCGTTCTTAATGGTACGAATCAGACCAAGAGCATCACTCTTAATAGTGGCATCGTACTCTGGGAGGAATTCATCACTCTTAGCAATAAACTCCATGCGGTCGATCTTCTGGTCTAGAGACATGCTTAGGTCGATCATCATACTACGACTACGGATGGCTTGGTCGATCTTGTCCTGTACCATGTTAGAGATGAAAATCACACGACCAGTAAAGTCGAAAGAGCGTGGCAGATCATCGTCCTTCATGTCAGCATTCCAGCTAATGATTCTTTTTCCGTAAGAGTCCAGAGCACCTTTAAGCAAGTTTAATGCAACAGGGTCACGAAGAACAGCATCACAGTCATCAAACACGATGATGGATTTGTTGTTTTCGAAAAGGGTACGATACAAACCCTTGGCAGTGGAGTAACCCTTAACCATGGTGAAACACTTGCGTGTATTAATCACCGAACCAACTTGGAATTCAGCGAGATCAGAAATGTCTTTGTAGCCATGCGCTTCCAGCGTCTTAGTGACTGTATAAGTCTTGCCCAAACCACCTTCACCAGTGATCACAGCTGAGGGTTGAACACCAGTTGCAACCATTGTCACCAATTTCTCAACGAAACCGAAACGAGTGTTAATGTCATATTTCGATTGTTTTTCAGCAACAGCAGCGATATGGACTTCCATGTCACCGACCATTGCTTGCACCTTGCGCTCCACATATTTCTTAGAGTAAGATTTGATAGTCTTAGAACCCACTTTAGCGATGTAGTTGGTTCCGTCGAAGGTGATATTTGCTGTAGTCATAATTTAGTCCTTTTCTCGATTCAATAAGAGAATTATCCCCTAATTCGCAATTAACGACAACCAGTTTCTGGAATAACCCTACTCTCAGTAAGGTAATTCCGAGATCGATTCGCAGACGAATTCTGGTCCAAAATCCGAGTCGTCTCCGTAAACTTCACAACGATCACCATCGATAATCACCAAACAATACTCATTTTCAGCGATTAGTGGAACTGGAGATTGAACCCCAGCAAAACCCATTTTGTCGTCTTTATCCATAACACGGAAGGTAAGAGAAGCCAAGAATTCACGATCAATCATTTTATTTCCTTTTCAATTCAATAACGACTATTATGACCTAATTCGGAATTAACGACAACCACTAAATGGACAAAACCCCATACTCGATGGGGTTATCTCTCTTCTCGTTAGTGGTTACTTACTTGTCTCTCTGTCTGTTCTCTACTCTCGATCAACCCTAACACCGTAAGTATACCGCATCGTCAAGTATAAATCAAATCTAAATTGCAAGTTGCAGACTATGCTTCTTCCCATAGGTCGCCATCCTGAACAAACCGACCACTACCCATATTATCCCTAATAGGTGCCACTGGATCTGGGATCTGATTATTACCTAGACTAGTGAAGGAGTGGACTTGTGCTTCTGCTCTATCATCACCAGAAGTAAGCCACTCGGTCTGCTTCTTGGCTATCAGTGCTTTCGTCTCTGGAGTATGTTTCTTTTGATTGCCACACGAGCGACTACAGAACTCACCACGCTTGTTATGCACCACAGCACACTTAGGACATGTTTTTGATTTGTATCCCATCACTCGCCTTTGTATTCACTGCAACACTGGTTTTTCGGGAGGTCTGTCCACCACACACTAAATAGCAGCTTTGTAATTCTGTTTGGCTATCTCTCTTACCTTCAGCACATCCTTAGTGGGTTTCGCTGGAGGCACAGCAGGTAATACGCATTCCGTTAGACCGATTAGTCGATAACTCCTGTAGTCTTGCTTGAATCTATTGGTTGCTTCCACTACATAATTCTTCCACAGCAATTCTACTATGGTTCTTATTGTTATACATGGTTTACATTGATTCATTTTGTTTCTCCTTTATTAATATTCTCTGTATTCATCTTACTCATTAGTGTGGCAAGCATCTCCATGGCTTTCATTAGCTGTTCATCCGAGTGTTTCAGTCTCTCTTCTAGAAACTTAATGTATTCTTCTTGGTTCATACAGTCCACTCATAGTTTCTCTTCTTAGCGAATTCCTCTGCTTCCTTTAGACTACACAGCTTATCTTCTCTATCGATTACACATAGCTCTGAAGCCACTCGTCTTAGTCTGGCATCCACTCTAATATCGCTTTGTTCTCTTGCAATATCATGTAGTTCTATCACTAAATCTTGTATTCTTTTCATGCGTATCCTCCTGTAATTAGATCTTGATCACTGGGAACAAAGTCGCAGTGTCCACCCAGTTTATCGATAAAGTCATTATGTAGTTCCTCTGGAAGCCAAAATCGAGTACGATTCAGATGTGGCTCGAAGGTTAGATTATTCTCTTTGATGTAGTTGATAACAGAGCCAAAGTATGGTGATTTAGTGAGTATTGCGTAGTGATGGGTTACCATGATGATTCGTCCACGATTTGTTTAATTACGATTACTGGATCTTCGTTGATCACAGTGCGGATTGATGCTGAGACTAAAATTCCGATCCCCGAGGAAGAATCACAGGATACTGTAATATAGTCAGAGTCGGGATATTTGTTGGCGAACTCTAGTATTGCATTGAGGTCGTCTTTATGTAGTACTACTTCTTGTGTCACTGTAATTCCTTTATGACTGCTCGTTGATTGGAAATGACTGTCTCCAGTTCAATGATTCTCTTGGTTAGTTTGGCGATCTCTGCTTCATATGCAGTTATCTTCTCGCCCATTGCCAGTATTGCCTGAGTTTCCCATTCCTTTGTATTCATAGTTTCCTTTTAGTTGTGCATGAATCAGACCAAAGCGATTGTGCTTCGGCTTTGTATTTCTCCACATCCATCCAGTCGATGGCTTCCTCTTCATAGTCAAAGTACGGACTAATTACCTTCTTATCAATGACCCAAAAGTAAGTATAGGTCGGCATTCCTGCATCTCTATACTTAATGAGTTCTGGTTCACTGGTCATGTTTCTCACCTGCAGCCATGGGAATATCGATCAATACGAACTTAAAGAATTGTACGATTGTCTTGATTGGAAGGATTACGAATATCGTTGCCACTCCCAATAACCACTGCTTTATGTGTATCATTTTAGTAACCAGTCTCCATTTAGATTGGAAAGATATTCTGCATACTCCGATTTAAGCATGGCATTGAATTCTTTCTCGTAGTCCACTGAGTGTAGTCTATCGAATGCCTTTAGTTTATCTCCACTGTAGACTGGTGCAATATTACCCTTCCATTCCTCGAATGATAGTGGCTTCTTTGGCTCCATCTGATAGTCTTTGATGTTCATCGTGCTCTCTCCCCCAGTTCTTTATATCCTGCCCATGATGGGTGGATATTATCTTTCTGCATACGATCTGTTCTTAGGATAATATCATTATGCTCATTCGCCACATGCCAGACTGCTGATTGTGCCTTTGGAAACTTATCGCTTGGCATAATCCAATAGACTCGTTGTGCACTGGTTAGTTTACGAATAGTTCGTAGTTCTTCCTCAGTGTCCTTGACGAACGCATCGTTTGAACCAAGAGAGATGATGACATGATCCGCAATGAGTGGTGTGTTCTGAATGTTTTTGTTTATCCACTGGTGCGAGTTAATTCCACCCTTTACATAAGCAACGCATTCTTTACGAACATTGGCGATTCCCACTCCAATTGAATCACCTGCTATGATACATTCAAACATATTATCCTTAATGTGAAAAATCCCACAGGAGTGGGATTGAGTTTATCTACCTCGACCAGCAGACTTTTTCATGGGCTTCTGTGCCAGATTAGTCACTGCCTTATTGACTGCCTTACCTGCTTCTCTACGACCAAATCCTTGGCTTTGCAGAGTATGCTTGGCTTTCTTCTTGGCTCGCTTCAGTATTTTCTTCTGTTCCCACTGCTCTTTAAAGGTTAGTGGTACTGGTGTAATTTCTTCTGTCATAATATCTCCATGTTGGAGCAGGATATCGGATTTGAACCGATGACATTTTCGTTGGCAACGAAACATTCTACCACTGAATTAATCCTGCACATTACTACTTATTATACAATAAAATTCCCTGCATGTCAAATTATGCTGCACGCATGTAAGACTTATATCTGTCTGCAGCGTATGATGCTGCAAATGCGTTTGGCTTCACGAATGGAACTACATTGCACATACCTTTAATGTAACCAACAGCTTCGTTGATTACGCAGGATGATCCGTGCATTTCGTCTGGATTGATATCCAGATGCACTTGAACTTCTCTGTCTTCTAACACATCATGCAGTTTTAGGTAAAGATCTGCAATCTTATAAACTTCATTCATCAATCGCATTCTTGGCTTATCTTTCTTCTGGTCGTAGCATCTCTCACGAGACACTTCACCGAAGATTTTACAACCATTATTACCATTGATATGAACAACAATCACTAAGATGTAGTCAGCGTAAAAGTGATCACCGACATTAAATCGTTCAGAGTCACCACCGATATAAATCTTTGATTCAGGACTCTGTGCCTCAATGAATGCTTTTACTTCATCGATGTCGATTTCTTTACGCATAACTACCTCTTTAAATTGGAGCGGAATATCAGAATCGAACTGATAACGGAAGATTGGAAATCTACAGTTTTACCATTAAACTAATCCCGCATTTGGCATCCCTCCAGAGACTCGAACTCCGACTAATGGTTTTGGAGACCATCGTGCTGCCATTACACCAGAGAGACATTATCTTTCTATACCCAACGCTTTATCAATAGCGTCACCCACTTCTTTTGGTGCAGCTACACATGAGCACCAACAAAATTTCTTTCCACATACATCACAGTATATTCGTTTCTCTCCAAAGATCGCATCAAACTTATCATTAAATTCATCCTTTGGTATACTAAGTGGTCTACGATTACTACCTTTACCACCATTACTCATTGTACTATTTCTTTTTGTGGGTTATTCAACTGAACTTCTACCCAAGAATAACCACCTGCAACAAATCGTAGTGCATACTCTTTATGTTCTGCGTTTGTTTTTGTCACCGCAAAGTCTACAGGTAGAAATGAATAAAAATTCATATGAAACAAAGCATTTGCCATTGTCTCGTCATCACCAATAAATTGCGATACACAACCATTACCACGATAATATTTTATTACATGCACACTCATAACTATCTCCTATAATTTGGTGCTCCGTGAGAGAATCGAACTCCCAATTGATGATTACTAATCAACTGTTATACCATTTAACTAACAGAGCATTGGTGGAGGATGAGAGAATCGAACTCTCATAAACAGCTTGCAAAGCTGCCGTAATCCCATTATACTAATCCCCCAAAACTTTGGCTCCGAGTAAGAGGATCGAACTCTTCTAACCAGTGATTAACAGTCACGCCCATGCACCTTGCTCGGGTTTCTCGGAATATAAACTAACCTTCTTTCAATACATCTTGCCAACGAATGACAAGACTTTCATCATAAACATCTTTATTACTCTTTCTTCTATTTTCTGAAGATGGTAAATACTGCAGATTATCTTCATGGTGTGGTCCACCATTACTCATAGAAATAATATGGTCAACATCATAACCAATCGGACATGCTTCCATAATTCTTTTAATCAATTTTAAATCAGCAGTTGGACATGTCGCTCTCATCTTTCTTGCTCGATAGTTATGCACATTTATTTTATTCTGTAGTGCTTTTTCTTCTATCGTTCTTCTACCTCTTGTATCCCATTCTTTAAGAGACAATTGTCTTTTAAGTTGTTTCATTTCATCAGAGTGTTTCCATCCAGGTTTACCTTTTGTTGGATGCGGATTATTCTGAAAGTACTTTTTATTGGCAATACTCTTTTTCTTTTTATCTTCATCTGTCCAAGTGCGTGAGTTAGAACATTTTCTGGAACAATGAGTTCCATTCTTGTTATGATTAACTTTACACTTGGGACATATCTTCATCTCGTTGCATTCTAATAATCTTAATACAATCTATCAGGCATTGACTGCTGTGCTAGTTTCTTCTTCCAGCGTTTCTTTGCAGCACTCTTTGCCATTTTTCTTTTCGTGGTTGGTTTAATGTATGCTTGTCTTTCTCTGATATCCATTAACAATCCACTTTCTTCTATGTTCTTTTTGAATTGTCTGAATGCTTTCTCAAACTTACCTTCTTCAACCACAACAACACTACCAAACTCTTTAACCTTCTTACCTTTCATGTTTCTCAACATTTGTCTCCTAGTTATTTTATCTGGTGCCCCATGACAGAATCGAACTGCCGTAACCTGATTACAAAACAGGTGTAATACCATTATACTAATAGGGCAACTATCTACTTATCTGGTCTCGGGTGGAAGAATCGAACTTCCGACCCATGCTCCCAAAGCACGAGTTTTACCACTAAACTAACCCGAGAAAACTTTTGGTGGTGATGAGTGGAATCGAGCCACTAACCTACTCCGTATGAAGGAGTTGCACTACCGTTGTGCTACATCACCAATGTTGAGAGTACTGTTATGTGTTTAGTTGGCAGCTTTAAATACCTGCCACCAGATCATCACGCATTTCAATCTATGATGGGTGATCATAAATTCTCTCCATATAATGGACGCTCTTTTGTCTGGCGATTTCTTCCCTAACAGTTGGGATGCCCAATCTTTTGCTCACACTCTCAACATTGGTGCCCCAAGAGAGACTCGAACTCTCACACCGAAGTACTGGCTTCTAAGACCAGCGTGTCTACCAATTCCACCATCAGGGCATTTTGGTTGCAGAGGCAGGATTCGAACCTGCGATTTCATGGCTTATGAGACCAGACGGATGACCACTTCCATACTCTGCGATAATAAATTTGTGAAGAAGAGCCTCAACCCTTCACTTGTAACACGGTATTAGTAAACTAATTATCTTTCGATATTAGAGCCTCAACCCTAAACTTATAACTCGGTTGCTGTAAACAGCATTCACAAAACTGGCGACTCGTGGGAGAATCGAACTCCCATAAGCGGATAGACAATCCGCTGTAATGACCATTATACTAACGAGCCTAAATTCGGTGTAAGCTACGACTTCTACATCGCCCTTACTTGAGTTGCACACTCTGTCACTGTGTTTTGATCTCTTGATAGTTACAGTTCTATCCAGTGGTTCGGACTCCCTTATATGTAACATTCCTGGATGTTACTGGGCACTCTGCTTTACGGTTGACCACCCCCGACTCGTAACGCTGAGTAAGCGACTACAATCACGCTTGTAGTGATCGAGATTTTGGTGGAGACAGTAAGATTCGAACCTACTAGCCCTAAAGAACAGATTTACAGTCTGCCGCACCCCTCCAACTGTGCCGTGTCTCCAATGATATTAGTTTAGTGTTATCGTGCCAATTTAGGAGTTGGGTGCTTCCCATCCAAAGCTGAGGCAGTTATGTTAGGATTCGTCTCCAGCCGATTGAACCCGAATAGTGATTGATCAGATCACGATACCTTGATAACACTAAACTAATACCACATTTAATTACACTGGATGTTTGACAGAATAAACAGTTTTGAACCTGCCCTACCATGCCGTCCATGGACTTGTCTGTCGCACACATTACATTCCAAGCTGTTCCAGCGTGACTACTGATCGAAGCCTATGCTGATTTCCATCTTTCGTGTAACTCAGAAGTGCCAGTCCGTCAACTGGTTACTCACTATCTGAATTACCTACTGGCTTGGTAACCAATGTAATTAAATCTGGTACACTGTAGGAGAGTCGAACTCCTCTTATGCGGATGAAAACCGCATGTCCTAACCGATAGACGAACAGTGCATAGTGGTAGTTTTTATCAAGAACTACCAAACTTGCATGCATGGGAGATTGTAAGCGAGTTGCAACAATCAAGCCATCCTTGCCACATGCTGCGTATTTACCGCAGACTTAGAGTGGACTTTTGAAGAACTACTATTATACATCAAACAATCTTATAAGTCAACAACTATCTGGAGTAGGTGGTGAGAATCGAACTCACTTCCATGGGTTTGCAATCCAGTGCCTGTCCAACTGGCTCCACCTACATTTATCTCTGGCACGGCATGGAGGAATCGAACCACCATTCTGGCTTTAGAAGAACCATGTCCTATCCGTTGAACGAATGCCGTATTGGTACGAGTGGAGGGACTTGAACCCTCAATCAATTAAGCGTCAGATTTTAAGTCTGATGTGTATACCATTCCACCACACTCGCATTAACTCTATTATACATCAAACAATCTTACAAGTCAACTGGTACCTCGAGTGAGATTCGAACTCACAGAATTTCTCCTTTTGAGAGAGACGACTTTTCCAATTTGTCCATCGAGGCATTGGTGGGCTGACTGTGAATTGAACACAGACTCAATGAATTATGAGTTCACTGCTTTACCATTAAGCTACCAGCCCAACACTGGTGGAAGATTAGGGAATCGAACCCTATGATCCACTTCCGTGAATCTACAGTTTAGCAAACTGCTGCATTACCGTCCTGCCCATCTTCCTAATCTTGGTGCGCCATGATGGAATCGAACCACCATCCTGAGTTTCGAAGACTCTAATTCTATCCGTTGAACTAATGACGCAAACTTTGGTACCTCGTGACAGATTCGAACTGCCGACCTTCTCCGTGTAAAAGAGACATTCTACCACTGAAATAACGAGGCACATAATATGGCGGAAGACAGAGGAGTCGAACCCCATCCGATTTCTCAGAACCCAGTTTTCAAGGCTGGTCGCAGGACCAACCCCGCTGCATTATCTTCCATAACTTTGGTTGCCAATAGTGGTAACGATCCACTCACCTATCGCTTATCAAGCGATTGCTCTACCTCTGAGCTAATTGGCAATAATCTTGGTGCTGCCTAGTAGAATCGAACTACTTTCCGAGGATCTTCAATCCCCTGCTATGACCACATCAGCTAAAGCAGCAAGTATTCTTTGGGGTGACTACTGGGAATTGAACCCAGATAAGCGGAATCACAATCCACGACTTTACCATTAAGTTATAGTCACACCAAAGAACACTGGTAGGGGTGTTCGGGAACGATCCGAATTTTACTGGTTAAAAGCCAGTTACTTCACCTTAAAGTTTCACCCCCAAACAGATGAGCACTATCTCTACGCAATGCGCATTTGTTTGGCAGGGGATACAAGAATCGAACTTGTACTACTTGAGTCAAAGTCAAGTGTGCTACCACTACACCAACCCCCAACAGAATCCCGAATTGTAAAAGAACAATATTACTAGCACGATGGCTATAAAACAAAAAACCCTCTGGACTTTCATCTCAGAGGGTTTTGGGAAACAGACTTGTTGTCTAATCTACTTTCCAAAACCCCCACTATCAATCTCAAACGCATTATATCCAACTGATGTGCGTGCGCATGTCCAGCCACTTAATAGCGGTAGATGCATCTGTTTGGATATTAATTTCGAGTTCATGATTGAATTATACTACACCTTTGGTTATTTGTCAAGCACTATCTGAAATAACCTTACATCCTTGTAGGGTTTCTTTCAGACAGTAATCTATTTAGTCACTATTTTAGTTCACTATTGAATTAAAGTCAACTTTATCTACATTTATTTTACATTTTTTAAGAAAATCAATACCAAGTTCATCTCGATATGATTCACGATAGTAAACATGTTCTATACCTGCTCCATGAATAAGTTTAGCACAATGGATGCAAGGAGCATGAGTGCAGAAAAGACTAGCACTCTTTCCAGACTCACCATCTCTAGCCAACTTAATAATCGCATTCGCTTCAGCATGTATTACCTCATCTTTGGTTTTTGTAACCTCTGGATAGTGGTAAACAGTGCGAGATTCCATGTGCACTTCTTCGTGCTCAGGAATAGTTTCTTCGCATTCGTTTGTCCATCCAGCTGGCATACCATTGTATCCGATTGAGATGATACGATTATCTTTTACGACAACCGCACCAACCTGCAATCGTTTTGCACTTGACAACTGTGCGAATCTCTCCGCAGTGTCCATAAATGCATCAATCCACTTCTGTTTCATTGTACGACTGCCTGTCCAACTACTGCTCCAGGAAGTTTCATCGCTTCTTCACGACGCTTCTTGTATTCTTCGTTCTCTACAGGTAGTAGCTGGAATGTACTTGGTTGTACAGTAGATACTTTTGGTTCATCTTCCAACTCTTTAAACTTGTCTTCACGATTCTTTTTAGCACCAGCTGGCTGAGTCAATCGTTTAGCATCTTCTGTTGCAATCTTAAACTGCACATATGCACGATACACATCACCCTCTTTGAACACAGCGATGTTCTCTCGTTTGAACATACCAAGTGCTTGCTTCACACGAACCTTTGATACACGATCGATCTCTCGTTCAACAGCAGAACCAGATCCAGCAGTTTCGATTGTTGACTCACGAGTAACAGAATCAACATCGGTCTTTAGTCGTGCTGCAAGTTGAATCTTGGCATTGAGTGTCGCCTTGTCGATAGCAAACTGCATATCTTTCGATACATCAGTTGCAGTGACCACGATAAACTTCGTGTCATCTGGATCTTTTGCAAGATACCACTGAGGAATGTTATCGAGTTTGTTGGCTGGAATCTCAACTGTTTTGTTGGGATCTGCCTTAAAGGTTGAACATCCTGATAAGGCTATCACAGATGCCATTGTACAAATCATAATATATTTCATTTCAAATTCTCCGTTTAATCACAAAATTGTGGTACACTACTCGCCTAGCATTGATAGGCACTGACGAAATCTGTCGATAAATCTCATCTCTCGTCATACTGCTTCTAAAAGTAATCTTAACTTTGGAAAATATTGCCATCAGTGTATCTTTACTTTGTGGATCATTAGACATAATGTCTGCGTTCCACCAGATACCATTTGGTAATACTAACTTCCCATCAATAAGATTGCTCTTAATTCCATCATAAGGATACATTTGATGCATCTTGTCTCCGTAAACACTGAACAAGTATACATACAATGGCTCTTTAGTAATAACATCAAACTTGTATCGTTCTCCATTGACTGCAATGTTACTGGCATTCTCAATGTCACCTGCCAGTTGTCTGCTTGGTTCAATCTCAACCTTAACTTCAACAACACATGTATCTACAAATTTACTTTTCTTCGGTTTAATCTTTTCTGTTATAACTCTCTTCAGAGTACCAGCAGATTCAACCTCAGTCTTCTTAATATATTCGCAGTCAACACCTTCTGCATTTCTTTCTCTGCAAATCTGTTGCTTCTTTACTTCAAACTCTTTCTCAGCGTATCGTTCGATCGCATCACTGACTGCAAATGCTTTTGCTAACTCACAGTCAGGTGCTTCACCAGTTCCAAACGAAACATCTGCGTAGGCATTGGCACAAAGCACCAACCATAATATAGCAAACTTCTTCACATTATGCCTTTGAATCCTCGATGATTTTATCTAATGCTGCAGCTGCATCCCAATGTTCTTCAATGAGACCTCGCCACTTAACCACTTCAACTTCGTCACCATCCCAACGACTCCAAGTCGTACCATCCCAATTACAATACTGTGGATGCTCATACTGCGTAGTTGTTACTTCATAGCGACCAACTTTGTCTGGATTAGTTGCAACACCATACCAGTCTGTTCGTTCCAAGGCATTGAGTTCTTGTTCGAACTCTTCCTCTTCGTATCGTTCTAACTCTTCAATAGCATTGGTAAAGTCAAGAATGTCCTCAGGTAATTCTTCAATCGAAGCACGATCTGTCCAATCCATTTCAAAGTCTTCGTTAAAGCCATCTTCGAAACGACCTGCAAATCCCATTCCAGGTTCATGATACAATGCACGAACAGACCAACCTTCTGTCTCTAAGTGTTCATACAAAGCAATTGGAGGAGACCAAGCAGAATCAAAGTGCATGAGGATGGTGTTATCACCATCTCGTTCCCAATCCATCATGGAAACATCCCACTTACAACCCCAATTCTCACAAGACCAACCATAGTCCCACTCACCAGTAGGACTTGGTCGTAAATAGTTAAATGGTTGAGCATCTTCCTTTAAAAGTTCTTGCTCAAGACCATCAATTACTTCTTTACTATCGTGGTGCAATGTTGCACTGTTATAACACCAATTAGGCATAAGTCACTCCATTCATAATGTGTTCAGTTAATATAATTATACTACAAACAGTCTTGCATGTCAAGCGTTATTTTGTTGCAGTCTTTTCTTTCCATTGAGCAATTGCAGGAATGATACCTGCATCTGATACAAGTTTCCATGTAATCTTTGGATACAGTTTCTGCAACTTCTGATCTTTAACTGCAATAAGAATTGCAGCTTCAGTAGGATGGATACCTTCCAACAGACCAATAAACAATCCTTCTCGTTTAACTGGCTTCAAATCCTGACGGATAAACACATACATTTTCTTTGCTTCAAGAAATAAGTTTGTGTCGCACATTCCAACTGGTTGATCAGCAGGTTTAAATGGTGGCTCACCTTCAGGTAATAGCATCTTGTGCGATGGCAAGAAGTTGTGAGCAAACAATACCTTTAGCAGAAATTCATTCTTGTGCTTCTCAAGTGTCTTTGGATCGTCATTGATCTCTTTAAGCATTTCGGTCACATATTGTTTCATTAAAAATCCTCTAGTTCGTCTAATAGTAAACGGCAACGATGTTCAATCAAATAATTCATGATAGTCATCTTATCACCACTCGGTTGTGTATTTATGTATGCTTTGATAATGTCTTCTGAAACATCAGGCGGAATATGATCGAAATCAACCAGTACACTATTGCGTTGCCAATTGCGTCGTTCTTCATCAGTTTTACACGCAATGAATCCATTCTCAAAGAACTCTTGCAGTCGTTTAGCACTCATTGGCTTTTGTCGTTCACCCTTCATGAATACATCGTCTTTACTCAGGATGTTTGGAACTCCGTCACCTGTATCACCCTTAACGATATGCTCAATCTTATGCTCAATGATTTCTTTCTGAGTTGCAGTAATGTATTTCTTCTGCATCGGAGACCACTGCTTCACATTGTTGAACAACTGCAACTGCTTGAAGTCTTTGTCAGAGGACAGAATCAATACCTTCTGTGGCTCTTCAACCAATCCTTGTTGGATTAGAAGATTCTCTTGCATATACTTTACCAGTACTGCAATAATGTCATCGGCTTCTGCACGATCCACATGCAATACACGATAAGGAAAGTGTGTGGCAATGTCAGTACGCATCTCTGATAGTGTATCAAAGATCAACTTCCAATCCAGATCTGATTTATCTCGATTGCTCTTACGCATACCTTTATAGAACTCAAAGTATTCCTTACGCCAGTACTTACGACCATCGCAACAGATGACTAACTCTCCATAATCTTTACCATACTTCTTCTTGTATGACTTGAGAGTAGACAGAGTCACATGACGAATAAGATTCTTTACCTCTGCTTCACTACCCTTCAACTCACGCTGGAAAGTAAGGATGGCTGCAAGTGCCACCTGACTATAATCAACTAATATCATATTAAAATGCTCCCAGCAAAATACATTCTTCATTGACACGACCATTCGGTACAGTTACCGTAGTGGTTAATGGTTTCATTGCACCATTCAATGGTCGCTTACCCAGTACTAATCCCTTAAAGAATACATCTGGCTTGCGCAACATCTGTGTTTTGGATTCTTTAACATCGAATCCGATAATTGTAGTACCCTTAACTGTGAGCACATCATTGATTGCTTTATAAACAGTTACCTTACGATACTTGGTGTTGTATACCCATACTTCAGACGATCCAACAATCGTCTCTGGTTTGATTGACTTAAGATTCAAGTCAGTAAATTCTTTCATGTACTTCATCTTGGCAACCACTTTACTTGGTGGTTGTGCTTTACGCTTTCGTGGGGCACGATTCGCTTTGGCAGTCTGTACTTGCTGACTGCAATCAGTAATAATACCTTCCAAGAACTCAGCAAACTTCTTTAGCTCTCGTTTTGTAAAATGCGAGTATCCTTCGGTAAGTTGGTCATCGTCACCTTGGATGGCTTCACGAATCTCTTCCAACTGTTCAACATAGAACTCTCCAATTCGCTTTGCAATTGGTGCTGCCACTTCGTTTGATAGTAGATAATTCTTTGTCGAGAAGTTAGAACTCTTCGTTTGGGTAAACTCATCTATTGCTCCATCTATTTCTGCAGCAAGGTCATGTGCTTTCTCTTCCATTCGCTGTTGAATGGAAATGACATTAGTAGGTAGTTTTTCGACTTCAATCTGTTCAACAATTTTCTTTGCATCCTCTAACAACACTTTCAATGTGTTAGTGTAGAATGGACTGACATTACTCAGTTGCTTCAAGTCTGTCTGCTCATTTGACATGAGACGACATAGTGAACCAAATGTGGTAAATTTGTAGTCGGGGAGTTTCTTGAGTTGTTTAGCAATCTTTGGTTCTTTCTTTAGAAAGAAATCAATCGCAAACATCTTCTGTTCTTTTGCACCAGTGTTGACAGAGTAGTATGTCAACGCTCGACTCAGACTGGTCGTAAAGTCCAGTTGGTCGAGTGTTGGTTCGAATTTCTTTTGTGACAACAGAATTGCATTATTCTTTGCACGACGCTTTGCAGTATTCACAGCCATAGGTTTGTAACCTCCATAATATAATATCTATTATACTACAATTCGCAATTAAAGACAAGCACTATTTTGAAGTAATTTTCTCGTATAGTTCCACGAAGTCCTCGTGGTCTGCAACTTCTTGTGCAAGATTCTGCTTATGATATGTCTTTGCAATCTTGGAAATAACTTTCTTAGGAATTTGCAATGTATCAGACTGGTCTTTAACGATCTCTCGAATTAGATCTCGTTCTGCTTCAGTACGAATCATTGAGTTGCTAATCTCTTGAATAGCATCTTGTAAAGTTTTCTTCTGTTCAGGTGTTAATGCGTAGTTCATTTCTTACCTCCAAATGATACTCCATTAGTTCCACCAACTACACCACCAAGAATGACTGTAGCCATCCATGTTTCAAGTGTGACTGGAATTGCCAATGCAGGGAATAATGTATTTAAAGACCAAATTGTTGCTATTGGAAATATAACTAGCAACACCAATATTACTATTAATACGAATAAAATTTTCATAGATCAAAACTCACTTTAGTTACGGAGTCCCATCGAAAGGATCTCCATTCTTGCTTTTCTGTATCAAATACTCGGACTGCGGAACCAGAATCCTTGGTACTTGACCCTTCGTTTTTTGGATGCTTGTCTGCTGGAATTCGTCCTTCACAGAGAGTACATCGCATATCTCTAGCTGTACCATCTTTTTTGGTAAAAGTAACACACAAATCTTTGATGTTGTTGTCATGTAGAATCCCTAGAGTCCATGTTTTAAATTCCTCGAATTCTTTATCCGTTTTGAATACTGTCTGCATTATCTAATCTCGCTTTTAATTCATTAATAATTGGTGTGAAGAACTCTGTGAATTCTTTTGGATCAAAGAAACAAGTATGCCCACCATCAATAATAACTTTGCCGTTTTGATCGACCAATTTATTCTTAACTGTGAATTCCACTGTTACATAAGATGTTCCCACATTATGTTCTTTGATTTTAATTGTCCTCGTTAAACCTTCTCGGTGAATTTCATACTCCAAGTCCATGATCTGCCTTTCTGTGTTTAGGTTGACGAATGTACTGAACCTTACTCTCAACTACTCGCATGCGGTATTTGGGAGTGCGTAAATCCTTTGCTATTGGATCTCTAGGTTTCATTTGTCTATTATACACGATCTTTCCTTACAAGGCAAATTTCTTTAATGCTTCTTTTGCATCATTGCAATTACCCATTACATTATCCATCTCTGCGAGAATAATCATTTGTTGCAATGTATCTGCAAGTTGCTGGTCTTCCTCATCTAATAGATCATACCATTCTTCGTATTCTTCCAATGAATCCAAAGACCACATATGGTCTAGCATCTCCACTTGATACTCAGTTAGGTGTTCTATTTGAATCATACCATTTCCTTAATGTTCGACCACTTGGCTAACTTTGCTCGCTTGGCTTGTGCAGCCTTTGCAACTACTGAAGCATCAATAATTTCTTCTTCAGTTAGCATCTCAATCATGCAAAGCAAGTCACCAATTTCTTCTTCGAGTCTTTCACGATTGGTTGCACCATTGTGCTCACCATCAACTCCGAATCGGAACACCTTACTTATCGCTTGCGCAACTTCAGCACACTCTTCTTGACATATAAGCATAATTTCTTCCTGTCGTGCCGTCTTCATTCTATTCACTACAAATTTATTCATAATCACCTTTTCAAAATTAGTGCTGGTTTTTCTTTATAGTCTGTAACCAGCAAAAATAGACCGCATCAGTTTATGACTCTTTCTTTATAGTCTCTCAGTCAAAGGACGCAACGACCTGTAGATGTAGACTGCTGTTTTGGCTGTTTAAAGTCTGCCACGGATATTCCTCCAGTAAGACTTGTGGGGTTTTAATCCCAACTCTTTTTATCACCATACTGCTCATTGTAATCGTAACCAGCATGGTATGCTTCAAATTCTGCTTCACTATCTGCTTCGACTCTTAGACCAGAACCACCACCGACTCCACCACGATGTGGGTCACGAGGACGATTGTAGTAAGAATCAGCTGAACCACGATCAAAGAATGAACCATGTTCAGTTTCGTAAGACTTGCCGTTGTAATCACCTCTTCGCATTATTCATCTCCATAAGACATCATAACATTTTGCTTCTCAAGTTCCAACAACTCACGATCATACATTGCATTTTGTGCCCATTCCAATGGAACACCAAGTGTAACAGAGATGAATTTAGCAGACATACCCTGCTCAACCAACTCATCAATTTGTAATGCTATTTCACCCATTTTGCTCATAATTTATACCTTTGAAATTTGTACATCATAAGAAACACGATTCATCTTGTGGTCATAAACATGCATCGTTGAAGCAATACCAATTGCGTTATGCATATCTTCAAACAACTGACGAACCACTGTATTCACACCAACAAAATCACCGACTCCACGCTTAATGGATGCACCTGTAGTATAAAAAGATACACCATTCACAATCACACGATATTTCATAATCAATCCTTATTTAAAAACTATCAAAGCCAACAAGATGCTGTTGAAGAAGAAACCGACTGCATTTGATACGATATACAGCGTATCTTTTTGCACGATTGCTCTAAACAAGAACAACATCAAACCAGACCAAACAAGAATCACCATGCTTACTGGTGGAACCGTATTTGAATAACCTAAAATCACTCCAAGAGTCGTTGGGAGAGTAGCACCATGAATCAGTACCATTCCTAACCAACCACTAAGAGCACCTAACTTTTTAATTGTATTTTCATTTTTCATACACTTATTATACAGTAAATTGCATTTAAAGACAAGCACTTTCTGCAAATAAAAAACCCCTGCATCTACAGGGGTCTGGGAGAGGTAATAACCCTACAGGTCGTGGGGTTATCCCTTCAACTCACCTCGTTCGATGAGAATCTTCTTATTAGCCTGATGTTCTGCTTGTGTCAAGTCTTTGTTTTCACCTTTGTATGGCACTGCGTAATTGTTTTGAATTAACCAATCATTGACACGAGTACCATCTTCAAGAACAAAGACACCAAGGATTCTACCAAACTTATCATCGTTGCTGTCAGGTTTTTGCGTTTCAATAATCTGCCATGATCCAATAGGCAATTTCTCTGCTAATTTCTTTTTAGAGAGTAGACCACGAACCTTTTCTTCTGCAATAGTAGTTCTTGATTCTGGAGTATCAACTCCAGCCATACGAACTCTTTGATTGGCAAGAATGATTTTGAAACCTAGATCTAAATCGATGTCAACTGTATCACCATCAAGAACTTTAATAATCTTACATTTATATTGATACATTATGCATCCTTTACATTAGCAATCTTTTCTTGACCACGAGACCAAGCAGCAATACCGAGAATAGCACCCATAGCCATATGAAACAAACCAGCACCCTCAAGTGTTAGTGGTTTCCACTGAGTGATTGACTGTCCAGCACTATTTTGTAACAGACTCCACATGATTGGAAATATAATAAAATCTGTTATACATATAACCATGTATGTCCAACCCATGGCTGGACGCCATTTTCTATTCATCCAATCTTCGTTAGGAGAATTAGTCATTTCTACTGTTCCTGAATGTTGGATCACCAGATTCATACACTGGCATTGTAGTTGCATTTGCTAGTGGCGATACTGATGGAGCCATACCCATGCCCATGCCCATCGCTGGTCTTGGCATTCCACCCATAGTTGTTGTAGTTGTTTGGCTAAAAGATTGAGCAGGTGGAGTTGGTGGTTTGTCCCAACCTTTGTTTGCTGCAGCCAGTGCAGCTTTTTGTGCATCTTTATCTCCACCTGCCAACATAATACCAGATAGAGTACCAGTCAAGAATGTAGCGATAGGGATGATCAACTCAAAGAACTTCTGGTCAATAGGACTGATAGCGTTCAATGGCTGAGTAACAAAGATGATAGAGTAGAGAACTACGAAAACAATTCCAACAAGGGTAAATGATAGACAGATACCGATGAAGAATTTTAAACGAGCCATTAACTGCTCTTCTGAATACATAACTGGTTCACTCATTTGCATGCTCCTGCTGGTAGTGGTGTTGACATTGATGGTGGAGTTGACTTACCTTCTCCATCCTTTGGTGGTCCAAGACGAGGATCTCTCTGTCCTTTAAATATATGCTCTGGACAAGTTCTTGTGACATCGCATAGTGGCATTTTACAGATATCCTTATCCCAGTTCGCTGGATTTTGGCATGGATAACGGAAACTTTCTTTACTAACAATGGAGAAACCAATAGGTATCACCAAAAGAATAGCCAGTCCCCACATTAAATGTTTATCGTTCATTTTAACAATCCTTTTGTAACTACTGTATTTAGTATATCCAAGAATCCCCAAATAAAACAGAAAGTGACAACACCAACAATGAATGCCACTCCCATGATTTCAAATGCAGACCACTCTTCTACTTGCTCGTTGCGTGGTAAACTCCGTCCCAATTGTTTGGTTTGCCCTGTTCCAGTCTTTCTAACATTAGTTCGTAATAGTGGTTCAGATCTGGAGTTATCTTTTGCGTAATCAAATCCTGACATAGTTTTTTAGCCTGTTTCCAATCACCTGAGTAGTACGCATCTAGATACTGCTGATGCTTCTCACCAACTTTGGCGATTGCATATATGTGAAGTCCTATTGTTTTACCTTTTACTGCGATACAATCAAGTTGTGCTACATCATAAACATGTTTCACTCGTTCTGCTGTATCTGGACCAATAACCAGTAGAACTCCATAACCTTTTGTTTGTCCTTCAAGTCGTGCAGCAGTGGAAACCGAATCACCCAACACATCATAACCATAACGATCGTTGGCACCAATGTTACCAATCAGAGTTGGACCAGTGTTTACACCAGCACCCATACCAACAGGTGGACGACCTTCCGCTTGAAGAACCTTATTGAACTCTTCAATGGCTTGAATCATTTCAAGAGCAGTACGAACTGCAGTAACTGGATGGTCTTCGTCATCAACTGGTGCATTGTGCACATGTAGTGAGGCATCACCAATAAACTTAATAATACAACCACCATTCTTCAGTACTGGCTTAGACAATGCATCCATGTAGCGATTCATGACAGCAGTCAATCCTTGCACATCAGCACCGAATGATTCACCCAGTGTAGTGAAACCACGCAAGTCTGTCATAACGATAGACAGATCTCGTTTCTCACCCTTTAGTCGTTCTGCTGCACCTTCTGGATCTTCTGCCAATTGGTTGACAATAATTGGAGATACATATCCGCCAAACTGTTTCTTGATTTGGAGTTTCGCACGCAACTCGACAAGGAATTTGACAATGTATCCATGGAAGCTGCAGAGGATAATGGTAAGAATCGGGAACACAGCATCAAGTAGATAGCCGTATCCAGTAAATAATTGGAAGCCACCAAAATAGGCGAGTGCTGATAGAGCGATCGCAAAGATGTATCCATGTGTAAACCTTGTAAGATAGATTGAGAGAATAACTGTCACTATCATAAATACCAACTCAGCCAGCAATGACCATTCTGGTCTGCTGATTACGGAACCACTTGTTACTGTATCTAAAACTGCTGCTTGAATATAATGTGGATAGCTGGATCCACTGGCAGTGGCGACAGGGTTTGTAAGACCTTTAGCTGTAAGCCCGACAATAACGATTCTACCACCAAAGTCTTTTGGTAAGTTGCTTGCTGAGTATACAGCAGGTTGTTTGTTGGAGTCAATCCAAATTCTACCGATCTCGTCTGTAGTAATTTTTCCGAATTTAGGGATGCGGACAGCTTCGATTCCTCCATCGGTGACTTTGACTTGGAAACTTGGGTCTCCTGAGATAACACGCAGCGTTTCCAAACTAATGCTAGGGAACAATTGCCCACCTGCATTGACGACCATTGGTACTCTTCTGGTGACGCCATCAATTTCGGGGAGAGTATTAACAACACCAATACCAGCAGCAGAGTCATTAAAAAGTTTGATGTTGGGTTCAATAGCATTGTATCTAATTCCTGTAGTTTCAGCAGAGCCACCAATTACAGAAACACCTGGAGTAAATGGTGGATACTTATTTTTAATATTATCATTAGTAGCAGTCTGTGGTAAAATCACAGGTGCTTGTTTCATTAATTTTTCTAACTGAGCATCTTGACCAAAACGATCAGACTCAGGCATATAGATGTTAAGGACAACCAACCCAGCACCATGAGAATACAAATCAGCAACCAGTTGGGCATACTGCCCACGAGGGAATGGGAACTGTCCTTTTTGTCGAATATAGGCATCGTCTATGTTTACAACTGCCACTTGTTCAGAGGTAGTTGCACCTTTACTTGTTATTAGTTGATCAAAATAACGAAGACGAACTGACTCGACAAAAGATGGATCTGCCATTCTAATAATGACCAAAAGCACTAGGGTTACTAGTGCCATCCATGGTGATAGTAATTTTTTCATTAGTCTGTTCATTTTCTTACTATTTAGTTTCTAATGTATGACCACGCTCCACAACCTGCAGAACATTGTATATTCATAGAACCTTGATTGGCTTGAGTGGGGTTTGTTTGTTGCACAGTCACTGCTGCACCAGTGGCTCCATTTAAATTAACTTGGAACGATTTATCTGCGCCAGCACCACCAGCCTGTGTTGCATTGATAGTATTACCACTGTTTATTGTACCAGTACCAGTGACAATATTAAACTCATGATTACCTGCTCCATTTTGATCAATGTTTATATTATTACCAGAACCACTTAAATTCTGAATACTGGAATTATGAGTACCAGCACCTTGTTGTAAAATATTAACTCCATTGTTTATTCCTGATCGAATTTCTACTGTGGCAGTTTTTACACCAGTATCTCTTTGGACTATACTTATGTTTGTATTGTCAACTGCAGATGATAATCCAAGATTTATAGATGCATTATGTGCAGCATTGTATTGTTCAATATTGATTACATTATTAGAACCAACTTGAGTAATGTTTACCAATGAATCAGCAGCAAGCGCATTTACACTAATAAAAAATGTTATTAAAAATATTTTCATTAGTTCTGCCTTAAAATAATTACAGTAGAACCACCACTGTTAACTCTGTTCGTAATTTCAACTGAACCTTGTAGTTGTTTTATTGTACTGTTCTGGTTCTTAGGAACAGTTACACTTTGTGTGTTGGAACCATCATTTCTAAAAAGAGTTACAGATACATCGTCAACCTCAGCAATAACTCCGCTGGTGGCAACATAATCTGGAAGCAATCCTGATTTACTATTGTTAAGTAAATCTAATTGTGCAGCCATTTGCGCATTAATAATATCCAACACATTTGCTAGAAAGTTTTGATCAAGTAAATTTCTTGATAGTTTATCTTGAAACACTTCTTTCTGTTGTGCATCTAAAGCATTGACTAGTGAGTTCTCTCTTAAAAAGTCAATACTCAATGCTCCAGTCTGAGAAACTCTAGTTCTGTCTTCTTCTTTTTTAATTTCTTTTGGTGGTGAAACAATAAGCATATTGTTCAGCATATCAAAATTCAATAAATTGAGTACCACTGGTTTCATTGGAGCAAGTGAACGATCGTATACTTTAGTCGCTTCGAATGGTCTAGTTAGGGTAACTACACCACCATCAGTAATAACATCGATAATTCCAGTGTAACAATCTTTTAATACATCAACTGGTATTTTATTTCCTGGACATGTTGGAAGAAGAATAATCGTTGAAGCACCAACCTCATCTACAGTGGCAGTGAAGTCAGTACCACGAACTGCAACAGTGGCAGTTGGTGTATTGATGTTTACATTTTGATTGTTGTTGTGGGCGATTTGCCCAGATGCGTAACGAACAGTACCCAGAGCAACTTTCATTGCTAGTTTACCTGTCTTTGCTTTTGGATCATAGACAAAATCGTCAATGACCAGTCTAGAGTTTTCATTTATTTCTACTTTAGTATCATCTGCAAATGTAATACCAACTTTACCACGAGTTGTTTTAATTGCATCATTCATCTCAACACCAGTTCCCTTCGCACCAGAAATAGTTTCTTTATTTCTCTGGATTGAAGGGACTGCGTTTACCTGCTCAGTAATCTTACCCACTGCTGAAAATCCAATGGTAGGTAAAAGCACAAAACATAATATAAGGTATTTCATTTTACTTGTTCTGTATAACTGTTACATTATTACCTGAACCTACACCAGCGTAGTTGAATATATTATTACCACCAGATAGATTACTCTGTGTTAGCGCAGTGTTGTTTCCAGATCCAGTAATATTAATGACTGCTTGGTTATCACCAGTTTGATTAATCGTTGTTGTATTAGTTGCACCAAGTGTAATTAAACTAACATCGTTCTTACCTTGACTTTGATTGATCGCAGTTGTATTACCACCGCCACCAGTTTGATTAACACTAACTGTAGATGTAGTATTGCTATTTTGATTAACAGATAAACTATTGTTGTTACCACCGCTTTGTATTGCAGTGATGCTATTATTTGGACCAGTACCAGTTTGATCAATATTCAACAGAGAGAAATTTCCTAGTTGTTGAACATCAATTATTGGACTATCATTTGCCAGTCCAGGATTCATGCTTTTAATTGTTGCATCTGCATTATTACCTGTTACGCTATAACGAATGTTAGGTGTCCCTGTTCCACCTGTTGTAGTATCAATACCAAATCTCAACATGTTACTACTACCAATCTGATCAACAACTACGGTATTGTTATTACCCCAAATTTTTGCTGGGGTTATACTACTAGTGCCAACTCCAGGTAAACCTCTTACCGTATTTCCAGCACCATCTTGGGTTATTGTAATCGTGCTGTTATCACCAGCCTGATCGACATATATGCTGTTATCCGCAGCATATCCCGACATTGACATCGCAGCCAATGTTAGAATTGCAGTAAGTTTTCTCGGAATACTGCCGTTTCCTTTGATTCTTCTTGACATCTTTTTATGAATTAGGTTAAAACCCTAATTCTTCTCCTTTAGGTTTTCTCTTTTGGTATATCCTTTTCTCCCGATTTTATCTTTAACTTCTACCCACTCACTACTACTGTCAACTGGGTTGCTAATTACCACTTCTTTATTTTTACCAAAGAACCACATTTTTACTGGTCCATCTGGTATATTTGTAACATAAACATCTTTTATCAAAATCATAACTGAAGGTTTTACCTCTGGCTTCTTTTCTTCAACCTTTGGTTCTTCTTTCTTTTCAGGTATAATAACTACCTCTGGTTTCTTTTCTTCAACTTTCTTTTCAGGTATGATGACTTCAGGTATAACAACAGGAGCAGTGACTACTGGTTTCTTGTAATCCCATACACCTCTTCTTTCACCTTCTTTTATTAACTCAACAACTGCTGCTTCAATAGTTGCCTTCACTGCCAGTGTTCCTGGTTCATTAATAGTCAAACCTGCCTCAGCTTCGAATCCCTGAGTGCCATTATTTAAAAACTTTAATACAGCCACAGAGTCGGCTGTTGAATATACAACTTTAGTCACTGTGACTGCTACCAATACTTTACCTGTATTGACAGATACTGCTCTTAAAGATACTGTTACCGTATCCTTTGAATATTGTGTTTGAGTTCCGATACCCAGAAACCTATGTGCAGCACCACCTGATTCAGAACCAGAGTCATAACCAATAATACCACCTTCCATAATCAATCCAGCAAATTGGAGTGGCATTAGTGGTTTTGCTTCTTTACCTTCATATGCTTCACGCATCTGACGAATGATAGTTCTTTCCTTTGTCAGATTATCCACATTCACTCGTTCAACTACATCAAACCATTGTGCTCTTCCAACATCTTGCAAAGCACGAATTAAAAACACTTCACCACCTTGCGTAACTGCTGATGAAAACGAAGCTATTCCTGGAGTTGGTTTCTTTTGTCCAGTTTTATCAGTGAAACTATAAACAGCAACTGTTACTTTTTTACCATCTGGTGATGGTATAGCATCAAACTCTTTCTCGAGTTTATTGGGTGCTACCTCTGGTTTGTGTTCAAGTCCAGCTTTCTGTATTACTGCGCACCCTGACAGCAATAGGATTAGAACGGATAAAACTACATTTCTCATTGAAATACAAACTGTCCTAGTGGTACAGTTACTGTAGTTTGATTTCCAACTGTATCAGTTACAGTGAGATATACATTTGAACTATCCTTAGTCCAAAAGATTGTGTTACCTTCAAAGTTTAATGATCCGCTATTTGAACCTCCGTTGGCAAACATTGCGGTTGCCAAGTTTTGGGAGATCTGTGCGTAGATACGAGATTCTAAGTTGTTCATAAACTTAGCAATGTTCGTATTAGCAGTATCAGATTTTGCTTTATCTAATGCTGCTTGAATGTCTTTTGCTACTTGTTGTCTGCGAGTGAACTCTTGGTTCTCTATTGTGAGAACATGCGATGAGTATCCATTGCCATTAAAGGATGGAGATTTGAATGCAAAGTCTGGTAATGGTGTTGCATAACTATTCGTTATTACTAGACTCGCTATTACTACTAGGTTTTTTAAGTGATGCTTTAACATCTGTTTTTCCGCCATCTTCTGTGGTTTTACCTTGTTCTCGCAAAGACAAAATAACATTCACTTTCTGATTCAAACGGATAAGATCGTTATCCAACATCCTAATGCGATCGATTAGATCAATCAGAACTTTACTAGCCTCACCTGTAACTGGTTTAATTTCTTCTGTTACCCACTTCCAAACATAATATACAAAATACCCCAACCCACCTGCTGCTACTATTGGGAATCCATACTTATTGACTAACTCAACAACATCCATGATTACTCTGGCTTTCTATGTAGAATGACTCTGCCATCATCAGCAACTTTCACCATCCATAAATCCCCATCTTTCCATTTTTCTGGTAGTCTTCCACCAACAGCTGGAAGTTCATACCCCTCTAATCTCATATCAGCATCAAGTATAATAGTATTGTTTTCTAAGTCAAAATTATAACCACAATATAACATGTTAATCTCTCCGTGCGTCACTTTGCTCTGCTCGAGCAATCCTGTCTAAATCTGGGGGAATACCCAGTGCATGAGATACTTTCGTATCGATTCGAATAACATCATGATTCATTGCTGCAACTCTTTTATCAAGAGCCATGATGATACCTTTAATAGAGTTTACAGAACCTGTAACTCCAGCTAAAATGAATTTAAGTGTTAGGAATACGAAGTAACCTGCAGCTAGTGCAGCTGCAATTGGGAAACCAAGTTCCGCAACGATTTTGAAGAATTCCATGTTAAATCCATATTGTTATAGTTTTTGAGGACTTTATAACTCTATTTAGGATTTATGTCATTCTTTACTTGTAATTCGTCAACTTCTTTTTCGATAGTTTTTACACTAGGGGATGAAAACACACTCTGGACTTTATTTAAGAACGATTGTGCTTTCGGTGGTTTTTGTCCTGTTTCTTGCATATGACGACCAAGTTGTTTACGATTGTATAACTCTGGTTCCCAATCTTTAGTTGGTTCATCTACTTGTATTTCTGGAAGTTCGGACTCTAATAACTCATTCACTTCTTTTTTAATTTCTTCTGGA